TAAGTCCGACAAGATCAAGCGAATTGATGCCGAGTTCAAGCGGCTGAACGTACAAGCCGTGTTCCGCGAGGCCATCCAGCAGGATGGTTTGTACGGGCGCTCGCAAATCTTCATCGACGTGGGCATGCAGTCGAGCCAACTCGATCCGGCGGAACTGAAAACAGAACTAGTCGAGTCGTCGGCCAAGGTCGGGGTTGGGTCAATCAAGCGTCTTGCAGTTATCGAGCCGATCTGGTCATACCCAAACCGGTATAACGCAAACGACCCGCTTGATCCGACGTTCTACAAGCCGATCAGCTGGTTCGTCATGGGAAAGGAGATTCACTCTTCCCGCCTGCTGACGATCATCTCGCGCGACGTCCCCGACATCCTGAAGCCGGCGTATGCCTTCTCGGGGCTGTCGCTGTCGCAGATGATGAAGCCGTACGTAGATAACTGGTTGCGCACGCGCCAGTCGGTGTCCGATCTGGTTCACGCATTCACGGTCTGGACGCTTAAGACCAACATGAGCAACATCCTGAACGCCGGCGGCGCCGAGTCGTTCTATAACCGGATGCAGTTGTTCAATCTGGGGCGCGACAACCACGGCGTCAACGCGATCGACAAGGATTCGGAAGATTTCACCAATATCTCTGCGCCGATCGCTGGGCTGGACAAACTTCAGGCGCAGTCGCAGGAGCAGCAATGTGCGCCTACTGGCTTGCCCCTGGTCTACCTGACCGGAATCACGCCGAGCGGTCTGAACGCCACCTCGGAAGGTGAGATCGAAGTCTTCCAGGACACGCTGTCCGCAAATCAGGAGATTTACACGCCTGCCCTGTCGAAGGTTCTCAACCTGGTGCAGTTGTCGCTGTTCGGCGAGATCGACCCGGATATTGGATTCATCTGGGAGCCGATGCGGACGATGAGCGAAGAGCAGCGGGCGAACATCCGGAAGACGGAGGCTGACACGGACGCAATCCTGGTTGGTGCTGGCGTGTTGTATCCGGAGGAAGTCCGTACGCGGGTGGCGGGTGAAGAAGACTCGCCGTATCAGGGGCTCGAGATCAACATCGATTTGCCTGAGCCGCCCGAGCCCGAAGAGGGGCCGGAGGCAAAGGCTGCGAAGATCAGCGGCCAGCAGGAAGTGGAAGAGCCGGAAGAGGTCTAGCCGTATTTGATCGCACGAATACGGCGCACCATTTCCGTCAGTTCCAATTCCATCGCATCGAATCGTGGCTTCCCTGCACTGTCGATCATGCCGTTCGCGAGCTTGAACATGTCGAGTTCGGTGTCCAGCAAGTCGGACAAATTGAACCGCGCCGAGAACTCGTCATTCTCGCCAACGTAGACGACGACACGCTGCGGCTCTTCGTGGTCGTAGCCGACGTAGTCAACTTCGATGTCCTGTTTCATACGGTGTTTCCATAAAAGGTCGGCGCATGCGAACCAGCGAACAGCGAAACGTTCGTCGACGCGCGAACTATGTGACCGCCGAAGGAAGGCGGTTTCAGGACGCGGCGAGAGACGGAAAGCTGGTTTCCCCGACCGGAAAGTCGATTGTACTCCGGTCAGTGCAACCCAATGCCGGCGTGGGGGCTGCCTATAACAAGGCGCTCCAGAAATGGATAGACGCCATGCACAGGTCGCTTGTGTACTGGCTTACAGCGCAATATCGCGCCAACTCTCCAGAGCATCTGGCGCAAGACGCCGGCATGGAGTCGTTCCGCGACGGCAGCCCGGCCAATGCTTTGCGCCGTTCCATGCACCGCCTGTCGCGCCGCTGGCTGAAGGCGTTTGACAAAGGCGCTCCGGAACTGGCGAAGTATTTCGCCGATCGATCAATGGGATCGACGGATGTTCAATTAAAGGACATCCTGAAAAAAGCCGGTTTCACGGTCGAACTCAAGATGACCGCGGCGGCCAACGATGCCTACCAAGCGACGATCGGCGAAAACGTCGGGCTCATCCGCAGCATTGCGCAGGAGCACCTGAGCGAGGTCGAAGGGCTGGTCATGCGGTCGGTGACCCAGGGTCGCGATCTCGGCCAGTTGACCGAGGAATTGACCAAGCGCTATGAGATCACGAAGCGGCGCGCCTCTCTCATCGCCCGGGATCAGAACAATAAAGCGACGGCAACGATCAATAAGGTTCGTCAGCGGCAATTGGGAATTACGCAAGCGCAATGGATGCACAGTCACGCGGGCAAGCATCCGCGCCCATCGCACGTGGCGGCGAACGGAAAGACTTACGACATCGACAAAGGTATGTATCTGGATGGCGAATGGTTGCTTCCAGGGCAAGCCATTAATTGCCGATGCACCAGTAAGTCAATCATCCCCGGCCTCGAGTAATCACTGCAGAGGCTCATAGCGTTTCGGGCCATTCAGGCAGAAGTCAAGCATCTGCTTCTTAAGCGCGATCCCGCCGGCGTTGGCGAAGCGTTGATCGAAATAGACGGTGTTGATGATGTGCTTGAAGTCGGCGTCGGACACATATTGCCCTTTGTAGGCGCCAAGAATCTTCGCGGCGTCTTGTGGAGACTGATTCTGATCACGCATCTGCGCCGCACTCGCGTATAGATCGGACTTTAAAGAGCACGACGACATCTGGTCCGGCGTAGTCGCGAGCACTGATGTCGATGCAATAAGCATTGAAAAAACAAAAACGGATTTCATTCGATCCCTCAAATCGCCTTGGCGATAGTAGTAACTGTTTGATCCTACAACGAAAGCTCGCGCATGCGGGCTTTTTTATTGCCCCGACATATGCCAGCAAAAAGTGAAGCCCAGAAGCGCGCGATGTATGCGGCGGCTGAGGGCAAATCGAATCTCGGCATCCCTCAAAAGGTTGGCAAAGAGTTCGTCGCGAAAGACGAGAAGATTAAAGGCGCCGGAATCTGCATGGTGACGCCGGAAGGCGAGGCGTTATTCCTGCTGCGCAGCCCCACATCGAACCATCCGAACGAATGGGACCTGCCCGGCGGCAAGAGCGACGGCGACGAAACGCCTGAGCAGACCGCCATACGGGAAACCCGCGAAGAGATCGGCGCCATGCCATATGGCGAGCTCGAGCTGATGCATTCGGTGCAAGACTTCGAGGGCGTCGATTTTGTGACGTTCCGCATGAACATCATGCGGAAGTTCACGCCGAAATTGCAGAAGGAAGAGCACACGTCCTTCCGCTGGGCGCCGATCACCTCTCCTCCGCAGCCTCTTCACCCCGGCGTCGCCGACACGCTCGCAACATCGATCAAGCCGCCGGCGCAGGATGACAAGCCTGCGATGGACCGCCTGGCATTCGACAAGGCTAGCGTCCGCATGGTGGATCAGGACGGGCGGATGCACGTCGAGCTGACCCACATCAGCAAGGCAAACGTCTGTCCGTACCGCGGCAACGAAATCCCGGATTACGACCAACTAGGCCTTGATCCCGATCGCATCTACATGCTGTTGCGTGATCCGGAAGAACTTGCCCAGGCGGCGACCACCGCCAACAACATCCCTGTTCTCAGCGAACACGTTCCGGTCAACTCGTCGGATCATCGGCCTGACCTGATCGTTGGTTCAACCGGCACCGACGCAGCATTCAACGCGCCCTACCTCGATAACTCTCTGGTCATCTGGACAGACCGGGCGATTCGGGGTGTTGAGACGGGCGCGCAGCAAGAGATTTCCAGCGCGTACTACTACACGCCGGACATGACGCCAGGAACTTATGAGGGCGTCCCTTATGACGGAGTGATGCGAAACCTCCGTTTCAACCATGTAGCACTCGTCGAGAAGGGTCGCGCAGGCCCTGATGTCCTTGTTGCAGATTCCATTAACCCTATGGGAGCACTAACAGTGAGCAAGTCCCTGAGTAAGAAAGCTGTAATGGCTAAGGGGGCGTTGCTCGCCGTCCTGAAGCCGAAGATGGCCACTGATGCCGCAATCGATCTGAATGCGATTCTGGCGGGCGTGAAGAAGAGCAACTGGCTGGCAAAGAAGCCGGGCATCGTTGCCGCTATCAAGCCCCATCTGGCGCAGGATGCCGATCTGGCTGATGTTGTCGAACTCCTCGACAAACTGGACGGCGAACAGCCTGACGATGACAACGTCGCTCAGGACCAGCCGGACCCGAAGTGCGCTGAGATTCTTGACATGCTCCGCGGCAAGATCAGCGATGAAGACCTCGCGCAGATCGAAGCCAAACTGAGCGCGCCGGCAGCCGCTCCTGCTGCACCGGTCGCTGCGGACGAACCGACGCAAACCGCAAACGCTGCGAACGCGGACCCGAAAGACGACACGAACAAGGCGCCGATTCCCGCCGCGAACGACGACAAGGATGAAAAGATGGACAAGGCCGCCATGGATAAGGCGATCAAGCTCGCCTGCGACGCCGTCGCACGTGACACGGAAGCAAAGACAATCGCCCGTCTGCGCGGTATCTCGGAAGCTGAAGAGGCGGTCAAGCCGTATGTCGGCAAGCTGGCCGTGGCGATGGACAGCGCCGAAGGCGTCTACAAGACAGCGCTCGAAATGTTGAAGGTCGACATCAAGGACGTTCATCCGAGCGCTTACAAGGCAATTCTCGTTGCCCAGCCGAAACCCGGTGACGCTCCCAAGCCCCGCATCGCAGCGGATAGCCAGCTTCCGGGTGATTTCTCGGAAGCCTTCCCCAACGCACATCGCCTCGGCTGATACCAACAGGACACAGGAGTAGATCATGGGTTTTCCCCGACAAGTAAATGTGCAGGCGGCACCGGCGGTACTCGGTGACTTCTGCGATTCCAATCCGCGCGCAACCGTCGACGCCGGCGCTGGCGCCTTCGTCGCTGGCCCGAACGGCGTAACCGTTGGGCTCTTCGCCTGGGTGAATCCGGCGGATGGCATTACGGTCAACAACTACGGCGCAGGCGCTCCGACCGGTTTCGTTCACCGCGAGCAACAAGCGATCATCACGCAATACCTCGCTGAAGCGACGAACACGGTTTACGCGGGCGCGCCCGTGACGCTGTTCAACGCTGGCGGCTTCTGGGTCGTGAATGCGGGCTCGTCGACATCGGCTATCGGCCAGTCCGCTTTCGCGAACAACTCGACTGGCGCGGTCCAGTTTGGTTCGAACTTCACGGGCGCAAGCGTGACGGGTTCGATCGCCGCAAACGTGGTCACGGGTTCGATCGCTGGTACGACGCTGACGGTGACAGCCGTCACGACGGGCGTTCTGACCAATGGCCAGACGATCAGCGGCACGAACGTCGTCGCGGGCACGCAGATTCTCAGCCAGCTTACGGGCACGGCCGGCGGCGTCGGCACGTATCAGGTCAGCGTTTCGCAGACCGTTGCATCGACCACGATCACGGGTTCGGGCGGCACGATGACGGCCACGGCTGTCGGCTCTGGCACGATCGGCCTCGGCGATGCGTTGACGGGTTCGGGCATCACTGCTGGCACGGCTGTTACGCAATTCCTGACTGGCAATGGCGGCACTGGTACGTACGCCGTGAACATCGGCCAGACGGCAGCATCCACGACGATCACGGTTGCCGCTGGCACCCAGACGAAGTGGGTCGCCGCCTCGATCGGCGCACCGGGTGAACTGGTGAAGATGACCACCTGGCTGAACGGCTAACGCCCTCTCTAATCCGCCTCAATCAAGCCACCTTCGGGTGGCTTTTTTATTGCTCAAAGGAATCCAATCATGCCCAAAATGGCATACGACATGTCGCCGCAGGATCAAAAGGCTGCGCTCGACTATCACCGCACCCGCTGGGGTATCGACTTCCCGGGCGCGCAGATGTTCTGCCGTCCGGAGTGGAAGGAAAACATCAACCTCGCGATGGATGCCCAGCCCGCACTGGTCACCACGCCGAACTCGGGCGTTCCCGCATATCTGACGTTCTTCACGGACCCGGACATTCTCCGCGTCCTGACGGCGGCGAACGAAGGCGCTGAAATCTTCGGCGAGAAGCAGAAAGGCGAATGGACGACGTCGACGCTGATCTTCCCGGTGGTGGAGCGCACGTACGAAGTCTCGAGCTACGGCGACTACAACAACAACGGTCGCGCCGGCATCAACACGAACTTCCCGGAGCGCCAGCCGTATCTGTACCAGACGGTTGTCGAATACGGCGAACTCGAAATCGAACGCGCAGGCCTCGCGAAGATCGGCTTCGTCGCCGAGCAGAAAGAAGCGGCGATCGACGGCCTGAACAAGTTCGGCAACCTGACGTACTTCAAGGGCGTGGCTGGCCTGCAGAACTACGGCGCGTTGAACGATCCGTCGCTCTACCCCGCCATCGCTCCGGCCCCCAAGGCTGCTGGCGGTACGGCATGGATGAGCGGCAATGTCGTTGTCGCTACGGCGAATGAAATCTTCACCGACATTCAGACGCTCGTGATTCAGGCGATCAACCAGTCTTCTGGTTTGATTAACACCAAGTCGAAATTTGTGCTGGCGCTCTCGCCGGCTCGCGAAGGCGCTCTCACGGCAACGAACAGTTTCAACGTGAATGTTGCGGCTTTGCTGAAGAACAACTTCCCGAACCTGGAAGTGAAGAACGCGATTCAGTACGGCGCCCTGTCGGCACAAAACCCGCAAGGTTCGGCTGTCGGCGAAATCATGCAGCTCTGGGCTCCGGAAGCTGCCGGCCAGGAATCGGGCTACTGCAGTTTTAATGCGAAATTGCGTGCCGGCCCGGTTGTTCGTGAGTTGAGCGCGTATAAACAAAAATTAAGCCAAGGAACGAGCGGCTTTATTTTGAGGCAGCCCTTCGCCATGGCAACTATGGCGGGCATTTGAAGTAAGATGTAAAGGCTGCGGATAGGGGGCACCCGACAAGCCGGCTGATTACCGGTTTCCGCAGTCCACCACATCAACCTCTCATCAAGGTTAAGAATGGACACGAAACTCTGCCGTAGGTGCGGAACTATCAAAGGCCGCCCAGAATTTTCCGTTCGGCGTCGCAATAAAGACGGAATGCAATCTGCATGCAAGGCGTGCAACGCCGTCAGGTATGCAGCGAACGCTGCCGATGAACTTGCGAAGCGATCAACTTATTACCGGGAAAACTCGGAGAAGATAAAAGCAAGAGAGGCGACACGATACGCTCAGAATAGCGAGCGGATCAAGGCTCGCGTCAAGTCCTATTACCATCAGAACAAGGATAGGGTCAGGGCGTACAACGCCACTTATAGCGTTAGTTATCGCGCTAAAAATCAAGACAAGATTCAAGCGTGGCGCAAAGCTTGGTGCGAGGCCAACCCTCATAAGTTGAACGCCCAATGGATGCGTCGAAAGGCCATCAAAATGCGGGCAACGCCGAAGTGGGCCGATCAGCAGAAGATCGATGAGTTCTATTTCGCGGCCGATTTTTTGAGCATGATCACTGGAGAGTGGCACGAAGTCGACCACGTCATCCCCATGGGGTCAAAGAATGTGTGCGGTTTGCATGTCCACACCAATCTCCAGATATTGACTCGGACAGAAAACCGGCGGAAAGGCCATTACACCTGGCCAGATATGCCGTAACGCGCATCACCGAACAAACAAAGCCACCTTCGCGGTGGCTTTTTCTTTTGCAGCAAAGCGTGTCGCCTAGGCTCATGACCGAAAGCGCCCTGACCGTAGCGTTGGTGGCACGCCCCTTTTCTAAACACGGTCACATTTTCAAGGCGGTCAAAATGGCTGGCGATACGATCTCTATCAAGAAGCACAACGACTCTCCGTCGAATGCGACGGTCACCGTAGCAAGCAAGATGCCGTTCGATTTCGTTCTGAAGCTTTACGACTTCGTTGAACGGTCGGAGCCGGTACTCGGTGGCGGTATGCGCAACTTCAAGCAGGCGCAGGAGCGCCGCACGGCGAAGACGTTCATCGCACAGGGCAACTCGTGGCCGCAGAACAAGGGCCCGCACCAGCAATTGGTGAGCGGGTTTGCAATCACGCACGGCATCCCGAAAGCGTTCTGGGACGAATGGCTCGAGCAGAACAAGGAAGCGGATTACGTTGTCAATGGCATGATCTTCGCCCACGGCGAGATGGCCAGCACGATGTCTGAGGCCCGCGAGAAAGAGAAGGAAAAGTCGGGACTCGAGCGACTGGACCCGAACAATCTGCCGAAGGGTCTGCAAACTTCTGAGCACTTCAAGCGAGCTTCGTGATGGAAAACGTCGTAAGTTTCGATTACTCAACGTGGGCTTTGCGTTATCCGGAACTTGCGGCGTCTGTTCCTCAGCCGCTGGCTCAGCAGTACTTCGCCGAGGCAACGTTGTACTGCGACAACACGCCATGCAGCATCGTGACCGATCTGACGATGCGGGCGATGTTGCTCAACATGGTGACGGCTCACATCGCTGCATTAAACGCCCCACTCAACGGACAGGCGTCCTCGCCGCTCGTTGGTCGCATTAACAGCGCTACGGAAGGAAGCGTTTCGGTAGGAACGCAGCTGGACATGCCGCCCGGGTCTGCCCAATGGTTCGCGCAGACGAAGTACGGCCTTGCCTATTGGCAGGCTACTGCGCAATTCAGGACGATGCGATACGTTCCGGGTCCGGTTCCCGTCACCAATCCGTGGGGCTTCCGGTACGGCGGATTCAGGGGGTAACAATGGGCGCGACATTCTCTGGTGGCGCTGCGCTCGAAGCAAAACTTCGTGAGATAGCGGAAAAGGCAGGCGCTCCGAAGACGGTTCGCGTCGGATTCCTTGAAGATGCGACCTACCCCGATGGAACGCCTGTCGCCCTGATCGCGGCCACGAACGAATACGGTGGCACGGTGACCGTTCCAGCGCATGACGTCACGATCAACCGGAGCGTTCGCTCAGACGGCACGTTCAACAAGAATGGCCAGTTCGTGAAGGCCGAAAAGGCAAATTTCTCGACTACGCATCACGTCGAGGAATACACGATCGACATTCCAGCGCGCCCATTCTTCCGCGGCATGATCCAGAAGCGGAAAGGCGAATGGCCTAGCGACCTAGGCAAGATTATCAAGGCTGCGGACTACGATTCCGGAGTAGCTCTGGAACGTATGGGCAAGCGCATCGAGGAGCAATTGCAAGACTCGATCAGGGAGTTCTCCGAGCCGGAAAACGCAAAGTCCACCGTTGCCAAGAAAGGATTCAACAAACCTCTGGTTGAGTCATCGCACATGCTCAACAGCGTGGACAGCGAAGTCGATCCCGGCGAAGAATCATGAACCTACACAACATAGCCTCCGGAGCAATCGGCGCCATCAATCCGTTTCAGGCTGCGAATGTGCAATACAGCAACGGTTACACGATGGCAGCCGATGGATCGCAGGTTCCCTCTTATATAGAAGTCGACAACGTCCAGGTGCAAGTGCAGGCGCTCACCGCGAAAGAACTTCAGCACTTGGCCGCATTGAACATTCAGGGCGTGATGAAGGCGCTCTATCTGAACGGAAATGCGCAGGGCGTTGTCCGTCCGCTGGGTCAAGGTGGCGACCTATTCACGCTCGTATCTGGCACATGGCTTGTGACCACGGTTCTGGAAACGTGGGATACGGGATGGTGCAAGGTGGCTGTAACGCTGCAGGAGAATTGATATGGCAGCGACAGTCTCGATAACCGAAACTCAGGCGCTTACCGTCGTCCGGTCCTTCATCCTTTCGGTGGTGGACCTGGATGGCGACCACGTCATCAGGGGCCTGAAAAACCGCGTGGCGATGCCATCCGGAGATTTCATCGAGATCACGCCGATTCTGAGTGACCCTCTCGCAACGACGGTTCAGGACTACGACCGAACCGCTGGCACATCGTTATTCGAGCGCGACACACAATTCTCCGTGCAGATTGATTGCTACGGAACTGCGGCATTAGATCGGGCAACGTCTCTTTCTATTCTGTTTCGCAGCGACTACGCGTGCCAGTCTTTTTCCGCATCCGGATTAGACATGCAGCCCCTGTATGCGGGAGAGCCAAGGCAGATGCCGTTTGTGACTGGTGAATCCCAATACATGGAGCGATGGGCGTTCGACGCCGTGATGCAAATGAATCCCGTCGTGAGTGTTCCGCAGGACTTCGCAATATCGCTGAACGTCGATCTGGTCAACGTGGACGTCAACTATCCACCGTAAGCATCAATCCCAAACCAATTCTTGAGCCCGCCTAGCGCGGGCTTTTTGCTTTCTACGCGCCGGAAACGGCTTTCTGGAGTGATTCAATGACGATTCCCGCCTCCGCGATCGTAAGCGTAAATCCGGGCGTTATCAGCGCCGGAGGCGCGGCGCTCGTGCTCAACGGCATCATGCTGACGACGAATACTTCGGTGCCGATCGGCACTGTGCAGCCTTTCGCCAGCGCTACCGCCGCATCGAACTTCTTCGGCCCCGCATCGGCGGAAGCGGCTCTCGCGGCGAACTACTTCTCGGGATTCGACAATTCGACCCAGAAGCCGGGCAATCTGTATTTCTCGCAGTATCCGACCTCGCCAGTTAGCGCCTATCTGCGCAGCGGTTCGCTCGCAGCGTTGACACTCACGCAGCTGCAGGCACTCTCGGGCATCCTGACAATTACCGTAGATGGCACGGTCAAGACGTCGAGCAACATCAATCTGTCATCGGCGACCAGCTTCTCGAACGCAGCCACGATTATCGCGGCGGCTTTCACGACTGGCCCGACCGTGACATACAACAGCCAGCTTGCCGCTTTCGTGTTCACGTCCACCACGACGGGCGCGACGTCGACCATGACGTTCGCCACCGGCACGCTGTCGGCTGGCTTGAACTTGACCCAGGCAACGGGTGCCGTCTTGTCGCAAGGCGCGATCGCTGCGACGCCCGCGGGCGCCATGGCCGCAATTGCCGCGCTTACCCAGAACTGGGCAGCATTCATGACCGTCTTCGAGCCGGTTATCGCCGACAAGATCGCCTTTGCGCAGTGGGTCGTCAGCCAGAACAACCGGTTTGCCTATATCGCGTGGGACACGGACTCTAACGCGATCGTCCCAGGCAACACGACATGTTTCGGCGCACAGGTGAATGCGCTGTCGCTGTCTGGCTCGGTGCCGATCAGCGGCGATGCGGCGGCGGCGTCTGCGGCCGGCTCGACGCTGGCTGCTCTACTCCCTCCCGTCGCCGCTTTCGTACTCGGATCGATCGCCTCGATCGACTTCACGCGCACAAATGGTCGCATCACGTTCGCATTCAAATCGCAAAGCGGCCTGACAGCGAGCGTGACGAACCAGACGGTTGCGAGCACGCTGGATGCAAACGGCTACAACTTCTACGGCGCCTACGCAACCGCCAACCAGGGCTTCACGTTCTTCTATCCGGGATCGGTCGGCGGCAAGTTCAACTGGCTCGATGAGTATGTGAATGAGATTTGGCTGAACAGCCAACTGCAGCTGGCGATGATGACGCTCCTGACGACCGTTACGTCGGTGCCGTACAACGTCGCCGGTAACACGCTGATCGAAGCATCGTGCATGGACCCGATCAATGCAGCACTGAACTTCGGAGCGATTCGCGCCGGCGTCCCGTTGTCTGCACTGCAAATCGCGGAAGTGAACAGCCAGGCCGGTCTGCCGATCGACACAACTCTTTCGACGCGCGGCTGGTACCTGCAGATTCTTCAGGCTACGGCCCAGGTTCGCGGCGCACGCCAATCGCCTCCGATGACCCTGTTTTATATGGATGGTGGGGCGGTACAACAGTTGACGCTCGCAAGCATCGTTGTTCAGTAAGGTGCTGATGTAGAATGTAGGTGTGCGGGATAGGAGGCATCCGACAAGCCAGTTCCCTAGCCGGCTTCCCGCACCACTCACTAGGGTTTGCTTAGGGGCAAACATGGATCAAAAACCGTGCTCGAAGTGCGGCGTCGTGAAGCCGTATTCCGAATTTCACAAGGCGGCTAAAGAGAAGTCCGGTCGCAAATCCGCATGCAAAGTCTGCTTGCTGTCTGATTTCAAGAAATATCGTCAGAGTCATCCCGAACGACGCCAAGAGACGTGCCGGATGTATCACATCAAGAACGCAGATAGAATTAACGCGAAATCTGCAGAGTGGTATGCGAAAAACATCGAAAGGGCCAAGGCTACCCGATCGGCATGGCGGATAGTGAATGCAGAGAAAGACCGCGCTGATGTCGCTGCGTATCAATTCGCGAACGCCGAAAAATTAAAGGCTGCAGCCAAAAGGTGGCACGCCAACAATAAGCATGTTCGTAATGCTATTGCGGCCCGCTATAGGGCTGCGAAGTTTAGGGCGACGCCCTCGTGGGCCGACCATCAGAAAATAGCTGAATTCTATTTCGCCGCCGATTTTCTCGGCATGGTGACTGGTGAATGGCACCATGTGGATCACGCAGTACCACTGCAAAGCAACGTAGTGTGCGGCTTGCACTGTGAATTGAATTTGCAAATTTTGACCGGACCTGAGAATTTATCCAAAGGAAACCGGTTCTGGCCTGACATGCCGTAAGCCGTAGCAACTACAAACCTTTTCCAACCCGCCCTGTGCAAACTCGGCGGGTTTTTGCTTTGGAGCCTTAAAAAATATGAGCACTCTTACCAACGCAAATAGCGTGTTGATGCTGAGCGTCGGCGGCATCTTCCCTGTGGCGCAGCAGCTCCAGGGTTATGCGGTCGACGACATGTTCTCTGCGGCTGATGTGACGTCTGCCGAAGCTGTGATGGGCGTGGACGGAAAACTTTCGGGCGGCTATACACCGTATCCCACTGTCATCGAAATTACGCTGCAGCCGGATTCGGCTTCGGCTTTCATCTTCGATACGTGGGGCGCTGCGGAAGATACCGCTCGCGAAATCTTTATCGCGCAACTGACAATCTCCCTACCCGGCACCGGTCAGAAATTCGCCTGCACCAAAGGCATCATGACGAGCAAGTCGAAGATGCCAACGGGTAAGAAGATTCTCCAGCCGCGGAAATGGGCAATCACCTTCGAAAGCGTCTCGCCGGCGCCGTTCTGACATGCGCAAAACATCAACGGTCACTATTGATGCAAAAGGGCGCGACAAGGGCAAAGTCTTTTTTCTAACCGAGTTGTCCACGGCTGACTCGGAAGAATGGGCTGGTCGCGCCCTGTTCGCTCTAATGAATGCTGGAGTCGAGATTCCGGACAACATCGCCGAGGCTGGTCTAGCCGGACTCGCTGCGATGGGAATTAAGGCAATCACGAAACTGCCTTTCGACGCCGCGAAGCCGCTTCTGGACAAGATGATGGAGTGCGTCCAGATCCAGCCCAGTCCTGGCGTGGTGCGGTCTCTGATTCCAGACGACATCGAAGAAGTTGCAACGATGCTCACGCTTCGCAAGGCAATCTGGAACCTGCACACCGATTTTTTTACCGACGCCGGTTAATCGATACCGGCCCTCCTGCAATCCCAAATTCGCGTCTCATTGAGTACGCGAATCTCCCGCGCTCAATAGCCACCCTCATATCGCCCCGGAATCGCATGGCGACATTGCATGAACTCCAGACCGTCTATGGCGCAGAGGACATGTACAACATGCTCGAGGTGCTGGTGGTGGATAACTACAACGAGCGCATACTGAGCAAGCAAGGGAACTGATATGGCAACGGTTATCGATAGCCTGGTCGTGACGCTTGGGCTCGATCCGAAGGCATTCAAAGCGGGCTCGGCTCAAGCGCGCACGGACCTGAAGGCGACTTCGACCGAAGCGGAGAAGACCGCCAAGGAAATGCAGGCCAGCGGGAAGGTGGCTGCGGAGTTCTTCTCCAAGATCCGCAACGAGGCGCTCGCAATGCTGGCCGTCTTCACGGCTGGCGTTGGCATCAAGAATTTCGTCGAGAACACAGTCGTAGGCGCAGCGAGTCTCGGCCGTCTGTCCCAGAACCTCGGCATGAGCACCGAGCGCCTGTCTGCATGGCAGCGCGTCGCCGAGGATGCGGGAGGCACTGCTGAGGGGATGACCGCTCAACTGAAGGAATCGCAGAAGACGATTTCTCAGTTCAAGGTCGGGCAGTCCAGCGAATCGCTGCAGTGGTTCTTCCGGATGGGCGGGAAGACATCCGACCTGAAGGACGGCAATACCTACCTGCTTGCCCGTTCGAAGATCATCTCGGACATATTCAAGGTTGACCCGGGCCGCGCGCAACTCGTTGCCTCCCAAATGGGAATCAGCGAGGATCAGTTCAACCTTCTGAAGCAAGGGCCATCGGCAGTTCAAGCACAAGTCGCCGCGATGGAAAAGCTTTCCGCCATCACGGCGGAAGACGCCCGTCAGGCTGACGAACTGCGCAAGAAATGGCTCAGCGTCGAACGCACGTTCACGCTGGTCGGTATCAAGGTAGTTGAAGCACTGATGCCGGCGTTCGACACGCTGATCGGCTATATCCAGCGGATGGGAGATTGGATCGTCTCTCACAAGGATGACATCGCCAATTGGGTGAATAGCGCGGTAAAGGCTGTGCAGGACTTCGCGGCTGAGGCGAACAAGGCAGCCGAAGCCGTTGGCGGATGGAAGAACGTTCTGATCGCGCTGGCGGCAATCAAGGTGCTCGGAATGATCTCGCCGCTGTTCCAGTTGGCTGGAGCTCTGGGCTCTGTCGGCTCCGCGCTGGGCGTGATCGGCG